CGCTGTTGTGTCGACGAGCCTGACCTTGTGTGACCTGTCGTGCCGCCGTTGATGTGATCAACCTCAACAGTTGATCTCTATCGGCCAGATCTATATCTATATCTGCGCTCATTACCAGCCTGCCTTTGTTAACATTTCTTTTACGTATTCTTGATCGGCCACATAGTCTGAGAACTTTTTCATCCATACTTCACTGTCTATGTAGGGCCAGATCATGGCTATCTGTGTGGCATCTAGTTCGGCCAAGAACTTCTGTCCGCTCGCACAATTATACAAGATCCAAGCACTGATACGACCCGTGGTCACAGCACATACCATGGCATTGGTGTTGCCGTAGCGCAAGCAATCTTCGGCTGGATGTCCTGATTTTTCTGCCCAGTCTATGCCATGTTCCATGGCACGGGCCAATGCATCATTGACATTTTCCGCTCGCAGATATTCTGTGAGATATTCGGTGTACATGGTATCTCGGCCCCAGTGATCAATCTTCTTGTTGTTTTTCAGCAACCATTCTACAAATCTGGCTGGGTTGATGGCCCGGACAGCCACACAATACCTGCCAAACTTCACAAAGGCTCGATAGTAGGGACTGGTGGCAAAATCCTCAAAGGACTTTAACCGGGCACTGCCTTGTGTCATTTCATAAAACTTGAGATACGCATGCAAGCCCAGTTGCACTCCACGCTCATCTTGTTCCTGGAATCTACGCTTGGGCTCGCACATGTGTACAGCCAAGCTAGTTTCCTTGACAAAACTTTTCTTGCAGTACCTGCACTGGTGGGTCATTTTTTTGTGTCTTGCGCACTGAGACGTTGGTAGTCTGCGAGTTCTTTGGCCGTGGTGATCCGGGTCATAACATCTAGTTCATCATCTTTAAGATGCGGATAGATTTCAGCCAATTGTTTGCGAATACCCGTTGCACCGGCTTCTCGTTTCTTGGGTGCGATCCACACATGTCGTTGTGTGCCCAGTCCCGGACTCACCGTGGTAGCACACAACCATTGTAATCTAGGATGGCGGTTGATGTCAAAAAATCTTTTGTTCAGTCGTTGATTGGTGGCTATCACATAAAACTCCTGCAGTTCTCTTGATCCTTGCACGGCACTGCCCCAGCGTATCATGAGATAGTTACTAAACTTCCGGCGTTCCTCATCGGTGAGTTCGTCATAGAACTCGCGATTTTTGCGATCAAACTGTGTCATCTCATTGGCTATGCTGAGTTTGTCCATTACCAGGCCCGATTGTAGTCCACAACTTCACAGTTTCTGCTGATGTCCTTGACAAAGTACACACAGTCGGGTTTGTGGCCTTCGACGATGGGTACACACAGCATCTGACCATTTTTTAGTTTGGGCGCATACCATGTGACTTCTTGATACACATCAATAATTTCTATGTCCAAGAAACTGGGCCTGAAACTGGTCAAGGGGTTGAACTGGAAGGCCTTGAACCCACGGTCATTGATGGCGGTTAAAGGAAGCACTTCTAGGTCGCCTAGATCAGGTTCTCCGATCAAGATCTGCCAGTCCACTGGCATCTTGACCACTGCGTCGCCTATGCGTAGCACCAAGGCCGGTGCTGTGAAACTTTCTAAAAAGATCAAGGGTATGTAGTGATAGTCCGGATCCTTGGGATCGCTGTTGTCAAATATGGCAAAGCGCATGTCATCTACTTCTTCCGGCAAGTGATCAAGTTCAAACAACTCGTTGTCTAGTGTTAGTATTCTCATGTTTATATAATAGAGTATTATGCCAACAAAGTCAAGCGGCTTAACTGGATTTTTATCAAACCTAAGATACTGTCTTCAATCTTTTTTGTGCTTGACTGATCAATACAGCTGCAATGGGCGGTATAAAGAAGCCCAACAATGCCGCTTCCATTTTCATGCCTGATTGATTTAGATACAATGTAATAGGAGCCAACACAATTACTGAGGCAAATATACCTGCGCTGGTCAACCATGTGGTTCGTACAGCCATGATTGTGATAATAAACAATGAAATTCTAATGGCGCCGTAGGTTAAAAAGATAAAAGCAAGATCCAAATTCAGTGTACTAAGTGCCCAGCCAACTATGGCAATGGCAACAATGCCCAGGCGACTTTTCCAAACACTTTGTTTTTCATCTTTGTTGAAGTCGTGTGCTAACATAGCGCCAAAAGCATTGCACTGTGAGTCCAAAGCATTACTAGCACAGTTCAAAACCACAAACGCAAACACAATGATTGCTGCAATACCAATATTGGTTTGCATCCACGCCAAGTGTGCTGTAGTTGCGTCCTTTAGTTCAATGCCAGCACCGTAGGCCATCATACCAATTGTCCCCAAACACAAAGGAACAATAGCAAAGAAGATACCACCTAGCATAAAGCTCCGGGCATTGGTACCTGTTTTTTGTTGACTAAAACTCTTTTGGTAATAACTTTGATTGCCTACAACACCAGCCAATGATGTCAGTGCCACAGCAACGGCATAGGTTGTCATTAGTTTGGGATCAAACAAATTTGTATAGTTGAGTTTGCCGTTGATGCCAGCAACCAGGTGATCGTAACCACCTGTGGCAAATGCAACTGCCAACAACAAAGCACAGAACGCCAACATAAACACCATTTGTAAACTGCCGGTAATTAGATTGGTTTTTAGTCCGCCTTTGAGAGCGTACATCACTGTGCCTAGAGCCACCAACCCAGTGATCAACGGAATGTAATCAACTTCCAAAATAGTCAACAACTTGTTCAATGCTGTAAATGTCAACACAATAAAACCAAGACTGATTAGACTCAGACCAAATTGATAAATTGTTGATACTTTACGACCGTAGGTATCTCTAATAAATCCGCTGATGGTATAACCTTCTGGAATGCGTTGATTGCAACTGTTACTGAGCCAGGCAAACACAAACATACTCAAAGTCTGCGGAATTAAGAACCAGAACAAGCCAGCCCAACCCATGTTGTAGCCAAAGCCAGCTGAGGCAAACAAGCTCATGCCCAGAACCCAGCTGGCGCCAGCAGCCAAACTTGACTCCCAGAATCCTGCGTCGCGATTGGCAACCAAGAAACCGGGTTTGGTTTGGTCGTACCCGCCGGTGAGACGGTAACTTAAAAATATAAAAAATGCGAAATAGGCAATGATAAAGCCTATGATAGCTGAGGTTGAAATCATTTGTTTTCCTTTCTATAGTTAATGATCATCCATGCCAGTTTTTCCTGTGTGAATGGATAGTTGGCTTCTCGATAAAACGTTTTTCTTTTAGTCAAGTGGCGTTTGGCAAACTTGCAGGTGCTGGTCACGTCCCAGATCTGCACATGGTCTTTGTCTTCGGCTTTGCGGATACCACGCCCTATGCTTTGAATTACCCGCACAAAGCTCTTGCCGGGTTCAATCAAGACCAGATTGAAAATCCTGGGTATGTTGATGCCCACAGCAGCCACACCATAAGTGGCCACGATAATCTTGCCCGTTGCTTCGGCCACTTCATCATATTCATCTTGTCGGTCCTTGGCCTTGGTTGCACCTGAAACAAATACTGCATTGTCTAGTTGATCTACTAGAGCCTGGCCAGCGGCAATACGGTCTACCAGCACAAGAGTGTTGCCTGTGGCATTGACTTGTCGTACCAGGTCAGCAATGGTTTTTAACCTGTCTGGCTCTTCTAATAGATATTTCAGCTCGCTTTGATAGTTGGCGAACTCGGCATGATCTTCCAGTTGCACAATATTTACATGGCACTGTGCCAACACACCTTGGCTTTGCAGTTCACTGGCACTGAGTCGGCTGATCACAGGACCCAGGCTGACCAACAAGGCCACACTTTCAAACTTTTCTTTGGGTATGGTTCCTGTGAGTCCCCAGCGTATGGGTATACGACTCATGACACCTGTGAGCAGGGTCTTTAATGCATCAGCCTTGGCCATGTGTACCTCATCCACGATCACACATACCACGTCCTCGATAAACTCGACAATTGTGCAATCATCTTCTGTGGTACCGTTCTTTGTGTTCTTCAACAACACATTCAGACTTTGCCAGGTGCAAATGGTATGCTGGCGGCCCCATTCTTTGCGGTCGCCAAAGTATACACCCACGTCCAGGCCCATGTTGATGTAGTCTCGTTCTGTCTGCGTGACCAGGCTCTTGTTGGGCACGATCACTATGCTACGACCATAGGCTGTGACAGCGTCGCTGAGTGCCGCAGTCATCACAGTCTTGCCTGCGCCTGTGGCCACTTCTTGTAGGCACTGTGGATTGGCCAAGAAGTTGTTAATGATCTCTACCTGATAGTCTCTCAGCTTCATGGCCTCGCCTTCAGCCGGATGTCCTTTGGGCCAGACTATGTGCTTGTAACTGTCTTCGTTAACTTGTGCAAATTCAAATGTGGTTGTGTAATCTCTTTGATCATCCAAGTTAATATCGTAGTTGAACTTTTCTAGTACGGGTATGATCTCAGGCAATAAGTTTATGTAGGTGCTGCCGCCCAGTTGGAAATAGCTGACCTTTCCGTCCCAACGCCCTAAGCGTACCGCTGGCAAGTATCTAGCGTAGGGCACATCATACTTGAATGCATTGACCAAGCTACGACGTGCATCCAGTTCAAGGCCCTCAATCTTGACATTGACTTCGTCCCGTATAATTATGGTTGCTGTTTTCATTTAGATTGACGATAAAAGTAATTGATTATCAGAAAGATTGCTGTTGTGATTCATGATTGTTCTAACCTGTGCCCAGGTGTTTTCAAAATCAATTAAATTTCCCAGAGGCCAAAAATTTACTGTTGGTTCCATGTCATGTGTTGCGCAGTATTCGAGATACTCAGATGAATGATTGATTTGGTAGCTTCTACTACGAAGATTTATTTCAAGACTAGATCCAATATCTTTCCAATTACTTAGTTCAAAATCATTGGCTTCACTAGTATTATCAAGAAACTTGTGCCAACTAGATTTACCCCAATCATTGTAGCGTATACGTACATGATAAAATCCATTTGGTGAATATCGATGATCAAAAATATTTTTTAATCTAATGTGTGGTTGTCCTGATAATTGATAAACAAATGAATTTTCAATCATGTGTGTCAGCTGATTTAATTCATGGAACTTATGAAAGAGCGATATGTCTTTGAAATAAAAAATCTGATCAAGTTTGGGTTCTTTTCTTACCAGACTTATCCAAGATGTATGTACTAAATTTAAATTTTTTTGATCAAGTAAATTTTGAGGTACTGGCAAAATATCAAACTTCAGTTGGTGTAAAAACAGATTCACCTCATTGAGATTTTTTGTTAATTTATCAGCCAACAAAGATACATCTGCTGGAGGTTTTTCAATAACAAAGCCCGTTGATTTTTGATCGAACTGCTGTAAAAACCAGATTGCAAAATCATTGTTGGCAGCCTGTATATCAAAAAAATCACCAGTGCGGCTCCAAGTTAATCTAATCTTTATTTTGCTCATAGTGTAGTATAACACATTTGCTAACAAGATGCAAAAAAACAGGCACCAAAGTGCCTGTTGTAAAATGGGCAGTGTTGCCACTGCCCAGGAGCTATCAATTAGGAGTTTTTCATGCAAGTGCTGGCGGCCAAGGCCCGCCAGTTGTCAGCACTGACCTTGGTCAAGTCTGCAATTTTTAGAGCCATACGCAGGCTCATTTCACGCAGTCGGTCCTTGTTCTCATCCATGAAGTTTAGGATTTCGTCGCCTTGTTCTGGTGTAAAATCATAGTCATTGAACAGTTGTCCTTGACGGAAGATCTGCTTGATGCGCAAGAAACGATCACGCATGGTGTTGAGTGTGAGATCCAAGAAGTGGCAACGACTCTGCAAGGCTTCCAAATGGTCTTGCAATTTCTTGCTACGGAGATTGCTGAACTGCAGGTTGGTGATGAAGATACAAGCACCTTTGAAGTCAAAGCAGTCAGGCACACCTTCTCTACGCAACATGGCCGAGTCCGAGTTCCAATAGATCCTGCGTTTCTTGCCAGAATCCAGGGCGGCCTTGAGAATGTTCAAGCTCAAGTCATCTTGGAACACCGAATCACAGTCGTCAAACACCAGA